AAATTTGTAACAGTTTTAAGGAAGAAATTTTACAGGGAGGACATTGTTTAAATGCATCTGGAAGTACAGCTGCAGGAAATACTATTAAGTGTGCTCTTTATTCAGCAAACGACGCAGTATTAAGTAAATCAACAACAGTTTATACTGCACCAGCTGATGCAACTGCGGATCCTACAAATACTTATGAAGTTACAACAACAGGTTCAGGATATACAGGTGGGGGAAGTGCTTTAACAAATATTGATGTTGCTTTAGATAGTGATACAGCAGTTTGTGATTTCAGTAATGAAAGTTGGACATCCGCTACTTTTACAGCTAGAGGATTATTACTTTATAATACTACTGCTATTACAGGATTTACAACTAATCGATCAATTCTTGCTATTAATTTTGGTGGAGATAAAACTGTAACTTCTGGCACATTTACTATTGAATTTCCAGCAGCAGGCGCATCAACAGCTATCATACAGCTAGCATAAGGAGTCCTTCCTTATGGCTAACACTTGGAATAAAGCCGGAACAACCTGGGGATATAATTCTTGGGAATCGGATACTGTTACAGTTTCTTTAACAGGACTCTCAGCAACTTCATCACTCGGAACAGCAGAAGCTTACAATGTTGAAGGATGGGGTAGTGATTTTTGGGGTATTGAAAACTGGGGCGAATCAGGTCTTACTGTTTCTCTTACAGGTTTATCAGCCACATCTTCTGTAGGAACACCAACCGCTTCTTATTATCCAGGTTGGGGTACTTTAACCTGGGGTGAAAATGGTTGGGGAACTATTACCGCAGCTACTGTTCCAGTTACTGGAGTTTCAGCAACTTCAAGTGTAGGCTCCGTTATTACTCAAATAGGAGTTCCACTTACAGGACTTTCTGCAACTTCTTCAGTGGGAACACCGGTGGGTAGATCAGATGTTTCTTTTGCTCTTACAGGAGTATCAGCTACTTCTGCAGTAGGGTCCATCATTGCAGAAATTGGTGTACCTCTTACAGGACTTTCAGCAACTTCTTCTGATGGAGCACCAACTATAAGATCTTATAATACAACTACTCTAACTGGACTTTCTGCAGTGTCTGCGGTGGGAGCTGTTAATATTTCTTCTAACCCTCTTGTTCAACCAACTGGAGTTTCAGCTACTTCTTCTGTTGGATCAGTAGTTACAGGAATCGGAGTACCGCTCACTGGAGTTTCGGCTACGTCTTCAGTAGGAAGCGTAACGATATCTACTTTAACGACAGTATCTTTGACAGGAGTATCAGCAACTGTTACACTTTCTCCTAGTGGCGTAGCACCTATAGGATGGGGACGTGTTACAGCGGAACAAACAGGTAATTGGACTAGAATTACTAACTAATCGATGTTGACAATACGGGCAAAACAAAATATAAAAATCAAACAAGAATAATTAGGAGAATAAAATTATGTCATCAACATATACAGCACTCGGAACTCAACTTATGGCCACTGGCGAAAAAGCCGGTACATGGGGAACATTAACAAATACAAACTGGAATATTATAGAACAGATTTCAGGGGGTTACACAACACAAGCAGTAACTGACGGTGCTGATACAACTTTATCTGTAAATGATGGTACAACAGGTGCTACTCTTGCACACAGAACTATAGAATTTACAGGATCACTTTCAGCAAGTAGAAATGTAACTATTCCTCTTGACGTTCAAACTTTTTATATAATTAAAAATTCATGCGACGATGCGGTAGTTTTTAAATATGTAACTGGTAGTGGAAATAGTGTTACTTTTGCCGCGGGTGATACAAAAATAGTTTATGCAACAGCGAACGATGTAACTAATCCAGATATTGATGATGCTGGTTTTGGAACTGGTGATGTAACTCTTACAGGAACACAAACTTTAACAAATAAAACTTTAACAGCACCTAAAATTGGTACTTCTATCTTAGATACTGGTGGAAATGAATTATTTTTATTAACGGCAACAGGTTCAGCGGTTAATGAACTAACTTATGCCAATGCAGCTGCATTAGCTGACCCAAGTTTTACGGCCACTGGCGGCTCTACTGATATTGGAATAACTCTTGCAGCCAAAGGCACAGGTGTTATACAGTTGACATCAAGTATGAATCCTACTATTAGTACAACTGGTAAAGCAATGATATTAGGATTTTAATTTAGGAGGATAAAAATATGGCAAGTGAAATAATGACACGTAAAACAGTCGCAGCAATGACGAATGCTGAAAACACTTTATTGACAGCAGCAGCAGGACATACTTATACGATACTTAATATATCGTTATGTGAAACTGCAGCGGCAGCTGAAACGTTTGATCTTTACATCGATCCATTAGGCGGCAGTGCTGATACTTATATTTATAAAGCACAAGCATTAGCAGCTAACGCAACATTTGAGCATACCACAAGATTGACTATGATAGCCACAGATGTTCTTTATGGTAGAACAGCTGATTCTGCTGATGTAGATGTAGTGATTACTTATTTAGATCAGACACTATAGTAGGAGATAAAAATTTATGAGCGGAATAATAGGAAATAATGTAGCTCGAGCATCGGGCGTTATAGCGGCGGCGGGAGGCGGAACTAACACTCCAGCTTTTCTTGTTACAAACGTAGGAACTCAAAGTCTGACTAGACATGCTACTGAACTAATTACTTGGGATACTGAAACCTATGATACTGATGGTGCGTTTGCATCTGATAAATTTACAGTACCAGTTGGCGGAGCTGGTAAATATTTCTTTTGGGCAGTTTTTTCAACTAATGCTAATGGCGGCTCTAATACAACATATATGTATAAAAATGGAGCTAGTCTTTTTCACACTTACATAGCAGCTAATAATTCATGGAGTTTCATTCAACTTTCAGCTGACCTTGCTGAAGCTGATTATATAGAAATTTATAATAAAAATGGTGAGCCATCACCAACAGCTCAAGCAGGTTCATGGTTTGGTGGATTTAAATTAATAGACTAGGAGAAATATGGATAATTTATATACAAAAGTTAAATTATATTTAGACGCTAATAGCAAATCTATTGATGAAGAAATAGATAATATTGTTATGCAAAACGATGGATCTGGAGCATACATTAAAACATGGAATGTATCAGGTCTTGCTAAACCAACTGATGATCAATTAAATTCTTATTCATCTTCTGTTGCGGCAGAGGAAGCAAAAGAAGTTGTTAGAAATACTAGAATGCAATCTTATGATAGTATCGGTAATCAACTTGATCTTCTGTACCATGATATGACAGCAGATAAATTAGATGCAACTGGTGAATGGCATAAAGCAATTAAAGCTATTAAAGACGCAAATCCAAAGGAATAACAAATTTTTCAGCTCATTCAGAGACCATGATCAAACTCCTGATCATCTATTTTTAAATCTATTGAAATTCTCAGCAATCTGATATAACTCTTAGTAAACAGGTTTTTATATGCTACAAAAGATAGGATTTTTACCAGGATTCAATAAACAGATTACCTCCACAGGAGCGGAAGCTCAGTGGACGGGTGGTGAAAATGTTCGTTTTAGATATGGTACTCCTGAAAAAATAGGAGGTTGGGCTCAATTAGGAGACAAATCTTTATGTGGGTCTGCTCGAGCTCTTCATCAAATGGTTAACAAAGAAGGTATTAAATATGCCATCATTGGAACCAATAGAATTTTATACGCATATTCTGGCGGGGTGTATTATGACATTCACCCAATTAAAACTGACTTCGGAGCACTAACAAATAAACTATCTTGTGATTCAGGTTCGGCTATTCTTACAATTACTTTATCTACTACAGCAGGAATGACAGCAGGAGATATTTTATTTCTTGAAAGTGTTACTGTTCCTACAGGGTCTGGTTATTCTGCTTCTGATTTTGATGATAAAACTTTTATGATAACTGAAGTAGTAGATCCTACTTCAGTTACTATTACTATGGGATCTAATGCCGGTTCTACTGCTGCCGATGGAGATCTTTCAGTTAAATGGTATTACCCAGTAGGCCCAGCTGAACAGGTTGGAGTTTATGGATGGGGTATATCCCAGTTTGGTGGTAGTGTAACCAATCCTCAAACGACAACTTTAGATGGAGCTTTAGGAGACGATATTTATGGAACTGGAGGATCAGGAACCAGTATTACTTTAGATTCAGTTACAGGATTTCCAACAACAGGTACAAATTATATTTTAGTAGACACAGAAGAAATTTCTTATACGGGA